TTTTAGGCTCCTAAATATTCGACGACGAAGTAGAACGGGGTGCTAGTTTGCGCTCCGAGAGTTCGAGCTGCGCCCGAATCTTGAAAGACCATCAGGTCTAGCGTATCGTTTGCAGCCAATCTTATCGAAGTAATAGATACTGACTGGCGTAAAACGTTGACCGATTGGGCGGTAGTGCTCGCTAGGTCTACGAGAGTTCCGGCAGCATTTTCAGTAATCATTAACACTCGACGGTTGGTGGTGTTGGTATCCCAGCGGACTCCTCCCCAAACCGCATAGCGGCCAGCCACGGTGCAGGTCACGCGCCCTAGTGAGTGAGTGAAGATTCCGCCGATGTTCTCAGCGACCGTCCAAGCCGTTGATCCAGTTCCGTTGCCTACCGTGGTAGAACTTCCACCGCTTGGAATGGACTGAACGGAGGTGGTGTTCACTAGCTCAATGCGACCTAGCGTCAGGTTGCCAGGTACCGGAGCCGGAGCATTGCGCTCCAGGTTGGAGATTCGTTGCTCGAGGTTCATTCGATTAGCGCCTGAGGGTAGCCAACGGTGGCGATGATCCGAACGCCATCGGCTTCTATGGAGATGCCGACTTCCTGAACGATTTGCGTAATGGTGTCGGAGTTGACCACTACCGCAATTGTGTCACCCAAGTTCCAGTCCAGTTGGTAGCGCATCGTGTCGATGTCGGTAGGAGTCACCGAGATGGCCGAGATGGTAAAGCCGTTTTCGTTTAGGACCGAGGTGCCAACGTCCGTCAGGTTGCCGGTGTCGTCAGTTGAGCGCCCATCTACGAACTGCTCGATTCGCCGTCCCCAGGTGGATTCGGCAGTCGTGGAGTCGGAGGTAGTGACCTCAATCAGAGTGCGATCTATCCCCTCACCCTGACCGGCCACGATGGCTCGCGTCACACCAGGGGCCGTATAGGTATACTCCGAGGACTCGAGCCGGTTGTTGGCGATGTCCATACGGATAGAGGCTGAGAGGTCCTGAGGCTGAAAAACCGTAAAAACTAGGTTAGTCCCCACCTGCATAATGTCGAAGCCTAAGCGGTCAATCTGGGCCAGTTTGCGGACAATCTGGCCGAGGCTCTCGAAACGCGCGTCGATACCTACCGTGGAGCCGAAGATTGTGTCCGCCGTGAGGGTGAGGTTCGTTATCTTTCGAGCGACTGGTGCGCTGGGGCCGATGTTCCGGTCGATGAATCCATAGATCACCGTCGAGTTGATGCCACCGCGTGAGTCGTATTCGTTGGTCTGAGCGTTGGCCGCATGAGCAGGGTCAGGGTACGCCAGGCGCTCATTGAGGATGACGGTGTCGTCCACGCCGCTTATCTCCCATACGCCAACGGGGTCATCCTGAGATTGCTTAAGAGTGGCCGAAGTAGTGGGGCCGGAGATGATGGTTCCGGCAGGACCGGTGACGATGATGCCAGCGCCAGCGGCTCGAAGTAGAGCTGCGATTGGCGAGTCCCCACGGAGCGAGACGTTCCATGATCCGATGTTGTTAAACCGGAGAAGAAACTTCGCACCCACTAGGTCGCCAGCCGTTATCATCCCGACTCGGGCGTAACTAGAGTTTCGTACTTCGACCGTTAGTTCGCTGAGCTGCACTAGTGGAGGACCTCACGCCTCGACGCGAACGTCCCCGTGACCTTCGTGTCCGATGTAGCGCCGGTGACTGAGACCGTCAGGGTCTGGTTGCCAGGTGGAATAGAGAACAGTTTGGGAGCGGTGCCTAGGCCGGAGTACCGGTTAGCGCCGGTCTGGTCTTTGACCGTTCCGGCTTCGCAGTCGATGGTGATGGTCGTCGCTGAGGTAATCGTGTCGCCGAAGGTGAAGCCAACTCCACCGAGGGTAATCGTGGTTAGGGTCGACGGCCCCTTAATCGTCCATATCGCCGGAGCGTTGACATCACCCGTGTTCGTGACCGTGACCGTACCGAAAGCCTGCGAGGATTTGACCCGAAGAAAGGCCAGCGACTTAGGGGATGATCCAGCGAGCAGTCCTCGAGTGACAGAGCTCGAGACGATAGAGACGGAGAATGGCGCGGTGGATTGCCAGAAAGGCTGAGGGGCTTGAAGCGCCAGGTCCCATTGGCAGAAGTAGTCGTTGCCAGTTGATCCGAACTGAGTCTCGCCACCACCGGCCAGATAGACATCCAGCGTCCAGGTCTCGTCGTTCTCGTAGGTGATTGCCAGAACGGCCTTATCACGAAGGATGTAGGAGAGCCGCCGAAGTTTGGTTTCGGTCTCTTCGCGTGAGTCTCCAAGAATCATTAGGGGCAGATTGATCTCGCGCACGTCACGCTTCGAGAATCTAAAGGTTCCACCGTTAGACGCGCTGGGGTCGATTCGCAGAATGGGCGATGGAATCCCAAAGCCACGAAGTCCTATCTGGGGGACGTAGTTGTCATCATCGAATGCGATGGTGTCGCCGTTGCTACCGGTCAGGGTCATGGAGAGTGCCATTACTTAAATCCCCCTGGACTTAGAATCTGCATAGATTTCTTTAGATCCTTGTGCGCGTCGAGCGAGTTATTAGGCGCGGCGTTGTAGATCAGCGTGTTACCGGTTCCGCGATGTTGAGCCTGCTGGGCTCCGGTTGTAGCCGCTGGGGTGACGAGCTGCGGCGTTAGTGGGTTGTTCGTCGAGGTGAGGCCGCCGTCAATGTTGCCGATAGTACCAACGGTCTTTATATCGGTGTGTCCAGGGATCATGTTCCAGGCGCGGATGAATAGGTTGATTCCGTGGATGATGAGGTTCAGCCCGTCCACAAAGACGTTGGCGAAGTCAATGGCCAGTCCCTTAATGAACTCAAAGCCAAGCTTTACATTATCAACGAAAGCAGCGAAGATTGCCTTACCCGTCTTAGTCTTGGTAAAGAAAAGGACTAGGGCGGCGATAAGAGCACCGATGGCTACCACGATTACCCCAATGGGGTTAGCGGTGATTGCCACACCGAATAATACGAACTCGCCGGTGGCGACTGCGGTGACGAGATTGACGATTGCCATGATTCCTGCGTATAACTTGAGCCCAGCCACGAACGCGAGGATTCCAGCGACCAATGGTAGGAGGACATCTTTGTAGGTGATAACGAACCCTATAAATCCCTTGATGGCATCGACCACTGGGTTGAGCCATGTTTTGTGAGCCTTGAACTGATCGATAAAACGCTGAAAAGCCGGAACGACTTTGTCGGCGATATAGCTAACAATATCTTTCATTACCGGTAGTAGAGATTGGCCGATGGCGGTTTTAGCATTAGTAATCTCCGCGGCCATGATGCGCTGTTGATTCGCCAGGCCGTCAGAGGTCCTAGTGAAGTCACCCTGCTGAGTCGCGGTCTGTTTGTAAATAGCCGCCTGAGCTGCTAACACTTTCTGCGCTGGGGTAAGTGCGGTATCTAAGTTTTTTACTAGACCGAGGCGCATGGCTTCCTGGCGAAGCGTTGCATCATCAAGGAGGACTCCGTATTTGCGGAGTGGTTCGGCCTCGCCACGGAGACCAGATTGCAACGCCAATAATGCCTCATCGACTGTCGTGTTATTAAACGATGCAAGGTCGGTAGCGAGCCCTACAAAGTCAGTGGAGAACCTGGCATTTGCCGATCCGGCAAGACCGGCCGCCTTACCGTAGATACCGAAAGACTTGGCGGCATCAAGAATCTGAACTGTTGATTGACCAAGAGTTCGAGCTCCACCCTGAGCAAACTTAGTTACTTCACCGGCGGCCGCGCCGAATACTTGGCCAACTGCGCCACCCTGCTCTGCAAGGTCCGAAGCGGAACTAATTGCGCCACTTATAAATGAGCCAATAGCTCCGACTGAAAAAGCGGCCAGAGCTGGACCAACGAAAGACTTAAATCCAGTCGAAAACTTGCTACCAGCACGTTTACCGATATCTTCCGTCTTTGATCCGATACCCTTATCGAACTCAGACTCGAAGCCCTTAAACGAGGGGACGATGGTGACATAGGCCGTTGCCAGAGCTCTTTCAGCCATTCGTCTGCCTTTCGGGGTTCATCTTGCGAAGTGCCGCCTCGACCGCTTCCCTAGACATGGGCTTCGGCTTATCGGCGTTATCCCACGGAGCCGGATACTCAGGCGGTGCAGATTCGGAGTTGACTTTCGCCAGTAGGTCGAACGAGTGCTTAAGTACGATCCACTCGAAACTTACAGGGAATGCCCACCCTTCCTCTGACGCATGAACGTAGGACGTTGGATTCCTTCTCATCATAGCAATCAGGTCGATTGCCTCTCGGTAAGGGACCGAGTGACCTAGGTCGTTAATCGAGATTTGGAGAAAGTGCCGAAGGTCGTAACTGAGTTCGGGTCGGGCTCTTTCGATTAGATCGAAGAGCCAGAGGATTCCCCCAGGGAGGCTCCCTGCATCCATTCCGTAAAGAGGCTACCGAGCTCTTCCATCGTGAGCTTGTCGCATAGGACCATCTCATCTGAGTCCTCGCCGAAGATACCCTCGAGCAGACCGAAGAACTGGTCGACCGCGTCTTCCATTTTGCGAGTACGGCGAATGACTCCCGAGGGAATCGAGGTCGGGTGTGGGAGAGTTAGTTTCCCTGCCGAGGTCTTGAAGGTCACGGGGCCAGCGGCCGTCTTGTGATCCTGGGGTTCTTTCTTATCCATCTTGGCTCCTACTCCTGGTGCAGAAACTTTACACCAGGAGTATTAGCCGCAGATTAACTAATAGAGGAGAAGAAAACGTCAGCGGCGCGACCGGAGGTCACATAGGCGCTGATGGTTACACCGAAAGAAAGGGCTTCGCCATTCTTGATGTTCAGGGGCTCAATCTTCATGACTTCGCCCACGGGGATGTAGTGGCGCACGATTTTGCTGCCGTCCACCATATCGATGACGAAACTTTGCTTACCACCGGTGGTACCAGGGGACCAAGTGACCTTGTTCGAGGCTGGAGCTACGCCGAAGTACTGAGTGGCGACAGCTGCGGTCATCTCGAGGAGGGTGAACTTGTAGGAGAGGTCGGACTCTGTAACGACTTCGCGAACGAGGTCAGCGTTCTGCCATGAACGGATCTGAGCCGTGTTCCGGCTAGGAGTGACGACGACTCCGTCCGAGTGGACGTAACCGAGGTCGGTGTAGCCGGTGAGGGCGCTCGAGGCTGAGGTTGGGGCGGTAGCGGAGGTGGCAGCGGCATAGACCGTACCTGAGATTCCGACTACTACGTTTCCGGCGGTTAGTGCCATGTTGGTTCCTTTGGTTTCTAGAGGTCAACGGCTTTCACGATGACCTCTGCGGATAGTGAACGGCGCTCCTGGCCTGAATCGTCACCTAGACGAACCGGACCAGTTTGTACCGTAACGTGCTTGATATTCGTACCGGTGGCTCGCCTTACTAGGGATTCGACCGTTAGGGCGAGACTCGAAGCGGTGGCGTAGTCATTGGCGTAAATATCAATAACGACTTGACCGTATCGTAGCATTAGTTCGGTTTCGGCCCCTAGCGTGGCGGAGATGACGACCTGCTTAGCCGGTTCGGTTTTAGCCGCTGGGAGTTTCATGGTTCCGACTCGCACTGAACCGTCGGCGAGTCCAGCCACGATGTAGGTGACTAGATCCTTTTCGATGTCGTTGTACTTGACGGGCATTAGCGGCCTCCGATGATGAACTTGTAGAGCGCGGCCAGCATATGTAACTGACCGGTCTTGTGGTAGTAGTTGAACCCTGCCGCAGCTGCGACATCCCCTGGAGCATTGGACTTGACGACCACTCGAGGACGACGGCCACGGGGTTCGTAGATCACGCTAAAGCCAGCGTCCGAGTAACCGTCGATTGTGCCGCCTGGGCCATTGTCGGCCACGGTGGCAGTAGCGGCCATCTCATCGGCGACCTTCTGGCCAGCGGCCGTCAGGATGGAGCGCATACCGAGTTGATCCATAATGTCGATTACCCCTTCTTCGTGCCAAACGACGCGAGGCTTAGCCACGGCGTTGACGGAGGTGGATTACCGTACCGGCTACACCGCCATAGGGGTTAGTCCAGTCCTGTTGACCGTCGAAGAGCCAATCGCTCCCACGGACCGCAAATAGGTCGTTTGGGTAAGTGACTAGGGCAGAGGTTAGGTACAGGGTAATGGTGGCGTCTGAGGGCGTTCTAGAGGCCTCTGAGTTGGTTCCCTGAGAACCCCAGCCCACCAGAACATCATCCACCGTGACCGTTGAGGTCGTGTAGGTGGGGTTCCCGAAGGCATCGGTAGAGAGGGCCGAAGACCTGGTGATGGTGATGGTCTCACCCATGACTAGTACTCAGTGCCGAATGGGTCGGTCATATTGTTGAGCGATGCCCTGGCATAGCAGTAGCCACAGCCACAGCCCATTGGGTGAAGAGCTGCGAGGATTGGAGCGCCTTCGGTGTAGCCGTTGCCGGTCATGATGTAGCCGCCTGTGCCATCGCCCATATTGGGTGCGAGGTCGATGGAGTACGCCTTCCCTGGCGTAATCGGTGAAAGCATCTCTTCCTCGTCAGCGGTCATCCATAGATCAACATCGCCAACATTCTTGGATGAGGTGAATGGTCCGGTGGTATTCGAGGAGTAGGTCGCATTGTCGGGGTTACGGAGTACGCGAGTGACCATGCGCGTAGTTACGAAAGTGATAATCGAAGATGAAAGAGTTCCAGCCGTTACTCGAGCCTGAATGGCTGGGTAGGTCGAGAGGATGATTGCCTCAGCGTCCTGGATTAGTGCGCGGAGTAGTTGGTCATTAGTCGGGACATCGTCGCCGATCCAACGTTCGCGGATGTCTTGTGGGGTTGTCCAGTTCATGAGGCTCCGTTCGTAGGTTGGTAATAAAAAAAGTGGGTCGGGCCGAAGCCCGACCCACTCTTTAAGGCGTTGAGGTTAAATCAGACAGACGAAGCGAGGCACTGTACGGCCGTCGCAGCAATTGGCTTCGATCCGTAGACGTGGAGTCCGCGGATGATGTCGCTGAATGAAGAGGTGTCACGAAGCGCCTCGACTGAGTCGAGCTGCGAAACGTAGGCCACGAAGTCCTGGTGATACGCAATTGCGCTCGCCTTGGTCTCAGAGAAGAGAGACGACTCAACGATGGTCATGCCGTAGAGGCGACCGATGACACCGTTGCGGATGCCAGTTGCGTCGTTGCCGAGCTGCGAAGCGTCCGACAGACCGGCGAGGAGCAGGTCAGCCATGGCTGAGTTCACGACACAGTAACGGCCAGCGGCAGGAACCTTGGCGGCGCTGAGCTTGGTGCGGAGCAAACGGATAGCAGCCTTAGCGGTGTCACCGGTGGTGATTGAGCTAGGCGTGTTGACCGTACCGTTGGCAATCATCTGAGCGATGACGTAGGTCTCGGAGTCTTCGGCGAGAGCGCGGCCAGCAGCGTTAGCCCACTGGTCGAACGTGCCAGCAGCCTGAACCTTGTCAACGTCGTCGACCTTGAAAGCAAAGTACTTCTTCTGGTTGATGCTCAGAGAAACGGTTGAGTCGCTCAGTGCTTCGGCAGTCGAGGTACCCGAGTAGGTGCCGATTGTTGGCGTGGTGGCGCCAGTAATTTTTACGGTGTTACCTTCAGCAACGGTACCGGTGTAGGTCGTGTTGAGGGTTGGGATAACAACCTGGTTCTGCTGAAACGACGTGAAGACGCTGCTCGACCAGAGCTGACTGATGTAGTTGGAGATTGCCATTGTGGAATCTACCTTTCTTGGATAGGGATTACGACTTACCTAGAAGGGAGTTTGCCCTGCGGCCGTCACTCTTGGTGGGAGTCTTGGTGCCGATACGAATATCGACGTTATTTACATTGTACACAGTCAGAAAAAAACGACTAACCGTTACCTCTCTGAAGCAGTTGATCAAGGCGGCCGTCAGCCTTTGCCTGCATAATCTCCGCTGGAGTCATGCGATCCAACTGAGATACTTCGGTGATAGCACCTTGCGTCTGACTAGTTGGCTTACCCTGGCTCACGTCGGGAAGTGGTGTCTTTGGCGCGTTGGCCGTAGCAATAAGTGACAGGATCACGTCCGCTTCGGCCTCGAGCTCTTCTTGCGTCGATCCACGAAGAAGTTTGGCAGCGTCACCCGTAATGCCCTTGGCGCTTGCAATCTGCAAACGTAGGACCTCGGATTTGGCGGCGGCCGCTTCAGCCTTCATCGTTGCCAGTTCCTCAGCGAGTCGCTCTTGGATTGGCTTCTGGGATTCCTCCAGTTCGCGCCAGCGAGCAGCTGCATCGGCGTCAGCCTTGGCTAACTTTTCCCATTTGCGCGCGTTCTTCTTCCATGATTCCAATGAGTCCTCTGCGACCTGCGTCACTTCGGGCTCGGTGGCCTCAATCGTTTCCTCGACTACTGCGGTCTCGGTAGTTACTTCATCACTCATAATGCTCCTCTGCAGGATTGGCGACCATGCGGTCGATTTGGTTAGGCGCGTCCGGTATTGGCTCTCATTTTGGCGAGAACTTCCTTAGCCGTACCACCCTGGGCATCATCATACTCCTGGGCGAAATCGGCGTAGTAGTCCGGCACGATGGCGGCCTCACCCTCGAAGACGACCTCGGTGGTGCAATGGCAGTTGGCGTGGAAGTCAGGCTCATAGGTGTAGGTCCGAGTTCCAATCAGGTTGCCGTCAGCTGCGCTAGTCGTCGAGAACGCCATAAGAGCGCAGAACGCGCACGCTCCAGGCTCCGCTACCCGTTGGACCGTCTTACTCACGGAGTCCTGACCTGCGTTGAAGTCCATTGTCTGGCGATTGTATTGAGCAACGTAGAGGGTCATGGCGTTCGAGAGGATGTCTGGGATGGTGTCAAAGCCTTGATCCATGAAGGTCGCCATGCCGTAGTTCACAATCGAGTCGGTCAGGAATCCTAGGTCAAAGATTGGGAGCGTGGCCTTGTAGACCTTTGTTGAGTTGGCAAACAGTTCCCGTGTGGTGTCGTAGTAATCGGCAGCCGTTACCGCGTTGACGTTCCCATATCGGCTGATAATGCCTGGCACGACCTGACGGAGAAAGCCGCCTAGTTCGTTCTGCCCTAGATTCGCTCCCTTGGTCAGCACCGGTACGGCCTCGCGCTTCATGAGCGTTGAGACGTGGAGCATCGTGTTGCGATTCTTGAGAGCGAGCGCCTTACGCGTTGGCATTACGGGGCAGGAGTGGGATTAGCCGCCTGGGCAAGTTGAGCCACTAGATCAGTAGCACCGCTTCGAGCCTTATCCCGTTGGAGTTGAGCCTTTTCCGCATCGCTGAAGTTCAGTCGGTTATAGGTGACTTCCGAGTCAGGTAGCAAGACTCCGGCGGCGATGAGTTTCACAGCTGCGTCAGTCGAGGCGGCCACGGTCGGGGTCGAGGCATCGCGCCAGATTGGACGCACGTCGTTGACCTCTTCGGGGATTACACCGTCACGGATCAAGAGTGAGAGTTTGGCTACTTCTGACCAGGTGCGGCCAAACTGCTTCTGACGGCGCTCAGCCTTCTTGACCAATCGATTCTCGAGCGCACGAATCGCATCGGCGCTTGCAGGGTTGTCCGTCTGGAGCCCGAGGTAGGACGTGGGGATTGAGGTTTCTGCGGCAAGAATCTGAGCGTAGGCGCGGAGTTGGTTAAAGTACGGCTCCGGCGAGTTGGCCGAAAACTGACCTACCTGGGGCATTACGCCGTCGTCATCGTTGTACCCGATACCTAAGACACGGCCCTGGATTACGGACCAGCCTTCGGTCGGGTTTCCGTCAGCGTCTACGAAGGCATCCTCTGAGGCTCCGAGGATGTAACGCTGGGGGGCTGAATAGAACTCTCGAGCGACTTCCGCACCTACGAGCGTTCGCATCGCGGAGTCGGTGACCGACATCACTGCCCTGGTTATCTCAGAACGTCCCCAGGGGTCGCCTGAGCGTGGATTGTTGATGAGGGGGGCGCAGGGTACTCGACCCAACATATGGTCATCACGGGCGATTTCCAGCCATCCGTCACGGGTGTAACCGAAGGTAATCGTTACGTCCTTCAGGTACAGAGAGCCGCCATTGACTTTGCCCTTCTCATCGAAGGTAGCGAGCAGAGCTGCGAGGGGACGGCGCGTTCTCATGTCGTAGATGGCAGTCGCTCGCTTAGGGGATTCGATGGTGATGAGGGGGTCAGGTTCGCCCTCTTGGCCCTTGCCGACAAAGACGAAGCCGGAACCGAAAATGAGCGCATCTTTATGGCCCTGGCTACTTTCGAGGTCTAGTTCATTAGCGCGATATACCTTGTCGAGTCCAAGATTTGCGCCGCCAATCCATCCCTCGAAGTCAAGGCGTTCCTCGAGCACGTCAACGGCAGTTCCACACCAGCCCACTACGGAGTTCAGTAGACGGAGTGATGGTGGGACCGAGATGCGTAGATCCTTGAGACGTTGCTTGCCTTCGTAGTAACACTCACGGATGGAGTTCTGAAACTGATGGTCGATGAGCTTGTCGGCGAGCGCGTCGATAAGGTTGGATTCGTCGATGCTGAGACTCATAGGATGACGGCCTTTCTTTGGGCAGTGGATTTTTGGCGCTCTTTAGCTGCCTGGCGAGCACCATTTGCCAGTACCGCGCAGGCGAGTAAGTCGATTTTGCGCGGAGAGTTCTTCTTTTCCTTCCTAAAACTACCAGCCTCTGTCGCCACGGCGTTGAGTACATGGCGACTTAGCCTGGCATCCCCATCATGACCAATCTCGCCAGACACTAAATCGGCTAAAAACTGCTGGGCCATCGGGGCGACTCGATGATTGGTTGGGGGGATTCTCTCGACGCGGCGTTTGTAGGTCTTGGACCAGTCGAGGACATTGGCTTCGTAGAACGACGGATCGCACCACAGCATTTTCACATCGTATTGCTCAAAGAGTTTTTTAATCGAGGCTTCGACCTCATGCTGATCCACGGTCCATTCTGGATCCTGAGGGTCCGGCTCCCAGACTTGATGGACTCCGAGCGTTCCCGTGGCCACGTCCTGGATAACAATGCCCGTAGCGTCACCGGAGATTGAGCCGTCAAAACCTGCCGTGACCTGAGCGCCCTTGGCAATCCCTTCGGGGCGTTGAGACAGTTCCCAATAGTGGGGCGAGATGAAGTCCTCACCGGCTAGTCGGACCCACTTGTTCAGGCGGTAACGCTGGAAGGCTGAGAATCCCGTGGCGCCAGCCTCAGCGATCGCGGCCTCGAAGTCGCCCTGGTCCATAAGTCCTTCGGCGAGGTTAGGGTTAGCCGCTTTCCAGGTGACGGGGTCAGTCGGGTCTGCATCGTCTTGAGCCTCCCACCACCAGAACCCGAACTGAGGGTCCTCGATGTCGCCATTCGACACGCGTCGACCATATTCGTAGAGTCGTCCTAGCAAGGTGTCTGTGTGACCTCCGGCCGTGGTGATTGCTACGACCAGAGATTCGGGACGGTCGCCAGAGCCTTGGGTCAGTGCTTCCCACAGCTCATCGCCACGTTGGTTCGACATCGACGACGGCCACGCGTGGAGTTCATCAGCGACGACGAGCGACGGGGCGAGTCCGTGAGCGCGCATAGCGTCTGCGCTGAGAGCCCGATAGATCGAACCTTTCGAGGGAAGTTCGAGCACGTCTTTGTACACCTTGATAATGCGCGATAGGGCAGGATTGTCCAGGACTTGCTGGCGAGCCTCACCGAAGACGATGCGAGCCTGGGCGCGGTCACTCGCTGCGGAGTAGACCTGACCACCTGGAGCGCCATAGACCAGGTGCTCGAGCGCGATGGCGGTTCCCAGTAGGGACTTGCCATTCTTACGGGGTAGGCCGATTACAGCTCGGCGGTAGCGCATTAGGCCGGTGGCAGGGTTGACCTCGAAGAGTCGATCCATGAGCCACGATTGCCACGCGGTGAAGTCCACCGGTTCCCCGACCTTAAAGCCTCGAGATGCCTTTAGGAGCGTCGAAGCAAAGTCCGTGACGTTCGGTCCCCTGGTTAGATCGGTGAGTGAGGGGACGGAGTAGGCCGGAGCCCAGAGGTCATCAGCCGCCGGTAGCACGTTGCGCCCTACGCTGCGCTAGTTCGTCGAGTTCATCACGGACGCGTACTTCGGCCAGCCCTAGTCGAGCGCGGTCCGACGGGGAGAAACCGATAGCGGATAGCCAAGTGGTCATCTGGGTCCGCAGCTCTTTAAGTTGGTTGACCATTGGGTGGGTCACGATTTGGCCGTTGGCGGTCTCGTAGAAACGGGCGATATGGCCATCCCAGATTCCGCGGCGGATGTTCTCAGCCTCATCATGGGCGCGGCAGAGCATCTCAATCATGGTTCGGTCGGACTCTGGGGAGAGCCATTGCTTGCCAGCGGTCCATATATGGTTCCACAGAATCAGCCCATCGTCGTAGAGACCAACAGGGGCCAAGGGTATCGACGTTGATCCAGGTAGGTGTGGAGCGTCGGTAGTGGGGTGAGGTTTCTTAGTGCGCTCTTTAGGAGCCGGTGGCCGGCCCATAGGTCGACCAGTGTTTGCCTTTGGCATTTCTTACCT